GTAACAGATAAAAAACAATTTACAGACGCAGAACTTGCGGATTTAGAACTTTATGACTTTTTTGAATTGATTGCAAAATCAAACATTTCTGATGTACTTGTAATCAGAAGTGCGTTAGAACATTGCAAAGTCGAATCTTTAGGACTTGTAGATGTATATAGCAAAAAATGCTTTGATACAGAGGATAAAGATTATGAACCCGAAAAATTTAATGAGCATTTGACAAAAATGATGCAGTGCTTTGCAATGGCAATGTATCTTGATAAAAAAATTGAATTATGTCAAAGACGGCAGGAAGATTTAACTCCTTCGTGTTTTAAAAAATACGAAAATTAATATTGACATTCTTCTTGTTTTGTGCTATTATAAAGTCAAGGAGGATGACAATGGAAAAAGAAGAAGCAATCCTGATAAGGGAAAAAATTAAAGCAGCGCAACTTATGCTGAAACAAATTGATGATTCTCTTGCAAAATTTTTAAATATTGAAATCCCTAAAGAAGATTTATACCAGGCTGAAGAATATTTTTTAGGAGATGATGGTAAATCTTACGGAAAGCAAACGCCTTACATAAAAGCGGAGCAGTGGTATTGCTGTGGTAAACCTCTTGAAAAAGATGGTGACACTTACGTTTGTAGCGTTTGCCATTCTCGTTACGGCGTATAGTTGTGAAGCAGCACAAGTAATTTACACTCCTGTATATGAGTGTGTAGCTACTGCTTATACAGCAGCACCTGATGAGTGTGGTAGGGATTATAGTGACCCCAATTTTGGGATTACAGCAAGTGGAGAATTTGTAAGAGAAGGATTTATTGCAGTAGACCCTGATATTATTCCTTTACATTCCCTTGTTTATGTTGAGGGTGCAGGAAAATTTGATGGGTTTTACGAAGCAAAAGATACTGGCGGTGCTGTAAAGGGGAATAGAATTGATATATATGTTCCTGATAAATTTACCGCCTTTGAATTTGGTAAGAGAAAAGTTACTGTATATGTGTTGAGGATAGGAGAATTTATGGAACGAGGTTTCTTTACTTTTGACGGTTATGGAGAATTACATCTGCCTGAAAGAAAAACAGAACTTTCCGCAGGTTATGATTTTGAGGTAGCAAGAGATACAATTATTAAACCTCATACTGTGGAATGGGCGCATACAGGTATTGGTGTAACAATGTATTCTTCTGATGTATTATTTATTGCACCAAGAAGTAGTTTATGCAAGATGGGTTTAATGCTTGCTAACAATATTGCAGTTATTGATGCAGATTATAAAGGTGAAATTTGGCTTCCACTTTTTAATTTCTCTGACAAGGAAGTTGTGGTAACAAAGGGTACAAGAGTGGCACAAGGCATTTTTCTTAAATATAACACTTTAGGAGATATTGTTACACAGCAAAGAACTGGTGGAATTGGAAGTACAGATTAAAAAAGTAGTTGACAATCTCTAAAAATTGTGGTATAATAAGCACATAATAAGAAATGAGGTAATAAAAATGGCAAAAAGGAAACCAAAATTTATTATTAAAGAAGAAGATGGGGTTGTAGTAGCAATTCTTCAAAATACTTCAATGGATTTAATTAATCTGTTAAAAGTAGATACAGACGATTATAGAGTGATTGAGAAGTTACTTTTAAGTGATTCGTATAAAGGTGTTGCAAAATTGGCAGACGGAGATGAGTGGGATGAAGAAATTGGTAAACTTGTTGCTTTTGAAAAAGCCCACGCTAAATATAAAAATGCAATTCTTAAACGCTTTAAAATGATTAAGAAAGGTATTGAAGTAAGTCTTAAACAGATGGAAACAGTTATAGAAGATTTTGAGAAGAACTTTTAAAGGCTGTTATTCCAGTTACTGCCTAATTTGGCAGGGGGCAGAAATGCCTTTATAAATGGCACTGTGGCGAAATTGGCATACGCAAGGAACTTAAAATTCCTCGTCTAAATGACATGATGGTTCAAATCCATTCAGTGCTACCATTATGGTTTTGTAGTTTAATGGTCAGAACGGGCAGCTTATAACTGCTTAATCCAGTTTCAAATACTGGCAAAACCACCATTGATTTTAAATCTTAATAGAGATATTGGTGAAAGTTCCTTTTGGGAGATATAATGCTCCCATAGTTTAAAGAGCCATTGGCTTAAAACACTATTAAGATTTTAAATAAAAATTGTCAAAAGGGCTTGACAAAGTAATCCTTTTATGGTATAATCATAAAAGGATTACCACTTATCCAAGGGTAGCAACCTGATTATGAAGTGGTACATTGAAAAATGTAAGTCAGCAATAGTTTACTTATAAAATTTATTGATGATAGAAAAAGTGAAAGTTTATCTTGTTGCTGCCTTTGGCTAAATGGTAATGTGGCGTAGTACCCAAGTGGTTAAGGGGGCAGTCCTGAAAACTGATAGGCGTTAGTAATAACGTGCGTAGGTTCAACTCCTACCTGCGCCGCCACTGTTATTAGAGGGAACGATTTTCGGCAAGTAAGGTAGTATGTAGGAAGATGGAAAATAGAGTTCCCTTTAGATAAATTAGGGTATATGTTTGCGGACATATACTTGTGGAGTTAGAGAAATTTAACTCCACTGATAATTGCGGGTGGGAGGTTAAGTAACCTCGCAGGTCTCATAAGCCTGATTAAATGGGGGCAGTACCCATACCCGCTTCCAATTTCCGAATAGTGCAATGGTAGCACAATACACTTTGGATGTATTGATAGAGGTTCGAGTCCTTTTTCGGAAGCCAATAGAAAAACATTAAATATTCAAATAAATGGGTAGGTGTGCCGAGTTGGCGAAGGCAGGGCACTGTAAATGCCCCACGTTAGATACAACACAGGTTCGATTCCTGTCCTGCCCAGCCTATGATGTAAGCAACCTTCACGTTGGTATAGGGTGTTTAATACTAATAGCTTACGGTAAAAATAAAAAGTTATTTGGGGTAGCATTGGAGTAGCTTCCCAATGAGATAAGGATTTTTCTCCTTGAAATCTTGCCTAAATAACTGTAAAATTTTAAGGAGGAATTTTATATGGCATTTATTTACAAAATTACTAATGATGTAAACGGAAAAGTTTACATAGGAAAGACACTTTTTAGTGTTGAGAAAAGATGGAAAGAGCATCTTAATGACAGCAGAAGAGAGCGGTGTAAGAACAGACCTTTATATCGTGCAATGAATAAGTATGGTATTGAGCATTTCCATATAGAAACTATTGAGCAGTGTACTGATGAAAATGTTTCTGATAAGGAGAAGTATTGGATTAGCTACTATAAATCTTATCATAATGGTTACAATGCCACTTATGGTGGAGATGGTACTATTCGTGTAAATCGTGCTTTAGTAATTTTATTGTGGTTAGCAGATAAAACTGTTAAATTTATTGGCTGGTTTACAGGTTATGATAAAGGTTTAATATCTAAAATTTTAAAAAGTTGTGGTGTTACTCCTCATAGTATGATTTCAAGAAGCCGTACTGCGAGCAAGTTAAGGGACAGCAATTCCTTGATAATTCTTATGAATGATTTAGATGGTAAGTTTTTGAGGTCATTTCAGTCCATATCAGAAGCAGCTAATCTTTTTGAAAACAAAGATTCTATGCTTAATCATATATTAGATGTTTGTAATAGAAAGGGTTATAGGCATACAGCAGGAGGTTATAGGTGGAGTTATTTCTTACCTTAATAATTCCTGTCCTGCCCACCATGGTGATATAGTTTAATAGGATAAAACATTGCCCTGTCAAGGCAAAGTTCAGGGTTCAATCCCCTGTATTACCGCCATAATGGACGGTTCGCCAAAGAGGTTTAAGGCATAGCCCTTTCAAGGCTATAATATGGGTTCGAGTCCCATACCGTCTACCAATTAGCCATTACTGGTCAGCTTATAGGCTGATTTAGGGGCGAAAGCCCCATAGATAATAAAACTGTTGTTATAGGCTCGCTTATTGTTTGGGAACTTATGACATGGTTTTATATATACGCCTGGGAAGTGTTACTTTCCTAAAATGTTGGGCAGTAGCTTAAAAGCGGCGTATCCAAAATAGCAGTTCCTTCGGAGATAGGGAACAGGTTAGTAGCAAAAGTGAAAACTTGTTCCCTATAAGATGCGGTGATAGTTCAATGGTAGAACAGTGGTCTCCAAAACCATTAATGGAGGTTCAAGTCCTTCTCTGCCGTGCCATGTAATTAATCCTCGTCAGTTTAAGTAATATGTTTTATATGTCTTTTTACCGATTATGAATATAAGAATGAGTTACTTAAATAAATCGGTTTGATGAGGTTATTATGCTTCCATAGTTTAACTGGTAGAACAACTGATTTGTAATCAGTTGATGGGGATTCAAGTTCCTCTGGAAGCTCCATTTAATAATATGAGTGTAGTGTAGTGGTAACATACAAGTTTTGGGAACTTGTGTTGTGGGTTCGATTCCCTCCACTCGTACCATAAAAATTTTACTTGACAAATTAGATGACTTGTGTTATAATATATACATAAAGGTAGTACAGCAAAATTTTATTAAGGTTCTTACAAAATTGCATACTTTTGAACAGAGTAAAACTACCTTGCAGGTTATAAAGGTTTCACAGCAAAATTTTATTAAGAAAAGAACAAATTTGTAATTTGTAATACTTTATTAGGAAACCTTGTTTAATGCAGTAGTATAAGTCATTTGATTTATTTCTACTGCGCCACAAATAGCCTGCTCTAATGAGCAGGTTTTTTATTTTATACGCCCTGTTCCACCACAAGACTTCTAATCTTGCGACATTAAACAGGTGGAAGGAGTCAAAAGGTTCAATTCCTTCAGGGCGTTCCATTTAATTTAAGGAGGATATAAAATGGGCTTTATTAATTGTTTAGAAGATGAAATGAATGTTTCTTTTACTGAAAATGGTATGAAGGGTTATGCAACTACTAAAGATGTATTAGTTGATTTTAACTTTAGTTTGCCAAATTTGCGTCATACAAGTGATGATGTTCTTAAAGCAAATGTAGAGCAGTTAATCAATGACCCTAAATATAACAAGGAAACACTTTATAGATATATGTTTTTCCTGCGTGATGTAAGGGGCGGCTTGGGTGAAAGGCGTATCTTTAAGGAAATGCTTAAAGCATTAGCAAATAAAGAGCCTGAAAAGGTTAAACACTTTTTACCTTATGTGGTAGAAGTGGGCAGATGGGATGACCTCTTTGTACTTATGGAAACTCCTCTTAAAGAAAATCTGTTAGACCTTGTTTCTGAACAGTTAAACGAGGATTGGGGGGCTATGAAAGATGGTGAATCCATTAGCCTTTTAGCAAAATGGATGCCCTCTATCAATAGTGGTAAAAAAGCCCGCAAATTGGCTAAAGAACTCATTGAATACTTTGGAATGACTAATTCAGAGTATAGAAAGGCATTAGCTGATATGCGTAAGCATCTTGATATTGTAGAGAAGCATATTTCAGACGGTAACTATGATACCATCAATTATGAAGCAGTGCCTTCTAAAGCAAACAAACGCTATGCGGATTTGTTTATGAGAAAAGATGGGCAGCGTAGGAGAGAATATTTTGATAGTCTTTCTAAAGGTGAGGCTAAAATCAATGCTTCCACTCTTTACCCTCACGAAGTAATTGCTATGGAAAGAAAAGGGCAAGACAGTAGATTAGTGCAGGGGCTTTGGGAAAACCTGAAAGACTATGAGGGTGTAGAAAATACTATTGTAGTAGCTGATACAAGTGGTTCTATGTATTGGGGTAATGATAGTATTATGCCTATTGACTGCTCCGTTGGTTTAGCACTTTACTTTGCACAACGTGCAAAAGGGGAATTTAAAGGCAAGGTAATTACATTCTCCACTACCCCTACTTATGTAGATGTTAGCAGATTTAAAACAATTCACGGTGCTTACACTTGGATGGTAGACAAGATGGATTGGGGCGGCAGTACAGATGTAGAAGCTGTATTCAAAATGGTATTAAATACTGCTGTAAAGAATAAACTCAAACAAGAAGATATTCCTAATATTCTTATCGTCAGCGATATGGAATGGGATTGCTGCACTTATGGTACAGGTAGTTTTAAGAGTATTGCAAAACTCTATGAAAGCCACGGTTATAAGTTGCCTAAACTTATCTTTTGGAATGTAGCTTCAAGAACTGGAACAATTCCTGTAATTGAGAATGAAAATGGTTTAGTGCTTGTAAGTGGTTATTCACCTGCTGCAATTAAAGCGGCGACAAGCAATGAAACTTATGACCCTCTTAAAGCAATCTATGATTGCATTTATGTAGAGCGTTATAATTTTGTAAGAGAAGTCTTGGAGGCAAATTGTGAAGATTCCTGCGCAGGTTAAGTTGTTAGATAAGAATAGGGGTTTAGTCCCCTATTCTAAAGCCAAAGTATTTTATGTAGATTCTAAAGGTAAGACTTCAGCAAATTTATCTGTTGAATTGACTACTTTTAG